CTTCATATACATCCTCTGCTGGCATCCAATTTTTGTATGCATCGCTATCTGCCCCATACACTTTGGCACCTAGATACCCACGCCATCCCCACAGGTTCCAGCTTATAAATGGGAGTGGAATATAGGAATAGAACCGCAGGATGCTGGTGAAATAGGGAGGCTTGAACCAGTTGCCATCAGAACCGAGCGGATGCAATACATCCCCCCAACGCAGGGCAAGGGTCACGCCGAAGGATGACCGCTTCGGATTAGTAAGACCTTCATCGCAGGTAGTGATCTGGTGGACTTTCATGTCTTGATGCACTTCAGGACTCGCTTACCTGCAGCGAAGTTGCGCGTCCCTGAACCTGCTGATTGTGTGTTTTGGTATCCAGTGTTCGAGTCAGCATCCATCGCCGTCCCTAATCTTGTTGTGTTGGCTGGTGGGGTGATAGCCGCAAACGCGTGTGTGTGCGAAGGCATTTGTCCATCGGTACTTGCCCCCACAGTCCCCGCTGTTTGCACGGCAGCGTCACCAGCAGCGAAGTTCGGCACGTTGAATGTAGTCGAACCGTCACCAACACCCCACAAGGTAGAGATAGCTGTGAATAGTGCTGCGTAGGTCGTGCGAGATACTGCCGCCCCGTCACATGCCAAGTATCCCGATGGTGCTGCGCTTCCGCCGAAGTCGATAATTGTTCCAGTTGGCATTCCGGACGACGCTACCACCGCCGTCCCATCCTCCTTCACCGCAGACACGCGATACGTCGACGTCGTCTTGGCTTCGATGATCCAGCAATCGCCAGCAGCAGCAGTCAGGTTCGCGTTCCCGGCAATGTCGAACGTAGCGCCGTGAGTCAGCACCGTGGCGGCAATCGGGTAAAACTTCCGAACGGCCCCTGCTTGAGGTGCATTCGTGCAAGCGGTAATCGTTACTGCTGATCCAGTCCCGTCGAGAATATCCGGCGACGTGGTAGCGAAAAAGTCCATCGTAGTCGCGTGTTGCGTGATGTTGCCACGGGCAGAGTTGATGCCGCCGGTTAGGTTGCCGCCTGCCAGAGTCAGCGCCGTTCCCGTCACGCCGGCAGCAGGGAGGCCGGTCGCGTTTGCCAGACCCAAACTTGCCGGTGTGCCGGTGCAGTTCGTCAGGGTGCCAGAGGACGGCGTACCAAGCGCACCGCCGTTGATTACAGGCGCACCGGCAGTCCCTACATTCACAGCGAGTGCCGTAGCGATTCCGGTTCCCGGCGTTATGCCAGCCCATGTCGTCAGGTCGGCGTCGTAAGCCTGGACGGTTACGCCAATATCTGTCGCATCATGCTTGGTAGCAACCGCCACTGCCACAGCATCGAAGTCAGCGCCGATTTCCGTACCCTTGACGAGTTTAGATGGATTTCCTGTAAGCAGCGCATCCTTTGCCGCGTAATCTGTGATTTTGATGAAGTCTGACAAGATTATTCTCCTTACAAGCGACCATCTTTACAAAACAAATCAATCCGCTGAATAGCGATCTGATACCCGCCTACTTGCGCCTCAAGTCCAAACTGCAACACGCGCCCTGAACTGCTACCCTGAACTGGCATCACGTTGATTGCGACGTTTCCAGAGTATTCCGATAGCCCGTATTCAGCAGTTCCATACTCGGCCTGAGTCGATAAGCCGGAAAGCGTCGAAGTCTGCGAATACTGTGCGCTATTGTAGTCATAGCCCCACTTGAATACTACGGTCTGATTTGACAGTCCAATGAGCGTTACCAACACCTTTTTCAGAATCGAAGTCTGAATCGGATTACCGAAGTCAATCCACGTGGTGTAGTACGACATTCGATACACAGAAGCATCGTCGTAGTATCCGGTATGGTCGCCAAGATACCCAGCGTTGCCCATGTACAACACGCGATCCTTTGTCTCGTAGAACGACTTTGCAACCAGCGTCCAAGTTGTAGTGCGAGCCGCACCATTCTCCAGAATCGAGCGCATATCAAAGCAATAGGTGTTCGCCGTTGCTGGAAGTGTTATTAGATAGAAATTGTTGGCTGCGCTGTATACCGACTTGATGTTTTCGGTATTCTCCAGATCAACCGCGCCCATCAGGTCGACCTGCACGTTCTGACTGAGCTTGCGAATCGGAGCGGATTTCTCTTGGATGGTTCTGAGCAACGAGCGAACGCCGCTATCCGACAGGAATACGACATCCTCGCCAGCATTCTGTACAGAGTCTCTAGCGATGCAGCCAACGCCCACAATCGAATCTTGCAGCTTCATCGTTGAAGGCGTATCCGCACCTGAGTAAATCAGGATTTGGAACCTTCCCATGATGAACAGGAAGTTGTTGTGCGCCGCGAGAGCAACAATCTCGTCGCCACCGGACGGCCATACTTGTCCGACGTTTAATGAGCCTGCCGTCCCGCCAGTCATTACATGAGGCGCAAGCAAGTCACTGAACACCACCGTCTGCTTGTCGGTCGATATGTCTGCCGCCCATACCCGACCATAGGCACTTATCGCCTCGTTGCACTGATACACAGTTCCAGCGGTTCCAGATTTCTCGTTCAACCTACGGAAAGTCGTAGTCGATACAGCGGGATCATAGATCAGTGGGTCATATCCGCGCTGCCAGAACATCGCCACACCGTTCAGTTGGCAGAATTTCCAGTTGTTCGCGCTGATCGTCGGCGCTACACCGCCACCGCCGTAGGTAAGCGTAACCAACGTGGTTCCACTGAGCTTGAACAGGAACCCGCCACCAGCGCATAGCGTCGTAGCTGTACCGTCGTTTTGGATCAGTTCCCCGATGCAGGTGATGTTGCTTGTAGACAAGTCCGTGTTCGCCGTACTCGCCCGCGTCCATCCCTTTCGTGATGCAATCCGGCCAGACTTGTCGATTACGCAGTTGATCGCCTCCAGCGCAAAACTTGCCGGAAGATCGACAGGCGAATCCGACAGGTTCAGGCCGTTGAAGCCTGGCGCTGAAATCGAGAAGGGCGTGATGTTATCAGCCACTTAGGTAGCCTCGAAACAGTCGAATTCCATGAATCGTTCCTTCTCCAACGAGATATAGTCGCTCAGAATCGACTTATACAGCCCGTATGCCTCTCCGCTCGACAGCCCGCCATCTTCGCCTCGCTCCACCAATGCGCGGGCGTATGCGCCAGCTATGACCGGCTCAGAGGGTACGGTGATAACTGTGGCGTCTGCCGACAGTATTGCCTGTGGGACAGTCAGGTTGAATTTCAGAGAGTAGATGCCAGCCGGAGTCGGGTAGAGTTCCACATTGCTGTCCGTGCCGTCCGTGCCGCTCCATGCGTAGTAGCAGGGGATGCCTGTCGTGACTGTGGATAGTTGCTGCTGATCGACAATCCACTGAATCGGCACGTTGCTCAGGCGCGTCCTATTGGTCGCGTCATTGACGGCGATTCCGCGCTGCCGGATGCCCGATCCTGTAACGGTGTAGGTCGACTGTGCGGCTACCGTTGGAATCGTGATCGTTGTGGCGAGAACTGTCCAGTCCCATGCATCTTCGACTTGACGCTTGGCATCGTTGACATAGCGGCCAATCAGCGTGGAGTAGGCACTGGTCGTGACGCTGGCTACGCTGGATTCGCGGAGGCGGGAGAGGACTTCGTTAACACATTCCAAATACGTTGCCATTATTGGTTTGCTCCTGACATCATTCCTTGAATGTTACTTGCTCCACCAACAATCGGGGCCATCCTAGCTGTAGACATTGGCCTTGCAATAGCAGCACGTCTTGCCGCATCTTTTGAAAGCAATTCTCTCAACAAAGCCGGGTCAGCCAATACTTTAGCGGCTTCTCTTGTCACATCATCAACCGTTGATTTTGCGGTTTCTCGCGCAAGTTTGTTAGCCACAGCAACCCAAACATTAAGCAAGTTTGGCAGTTGGAATGCCCGTTCATCTCCGAGATTAGCTTTTGCCAACTTCTGCAATTCCTGAACTTCTCCAGTAATCTGTGAAGCATTACGAAGCCCAGAAATCTTGCTCATCTGTCCAAGATTAAACATATCAGACAATTGCTGGTTCGGCCTTCCAGTTGCCTGACGGATCAACCTCTCTTGAGCAGGAATAGCCTCAGTCGCCTTCAAGAAGGCTTCTGGCGATTGCTCCATCTTCTGCGACAGCGCGGTTCCAACTTTCATCTGATTCGCCGGAACAGACTGGAATGCAAAGATACGGTTTGCCTGCGCCCATTCAGGCGATTTCTCTGACAGCCATGCGCCTAGCGCATTCTTCGCTTCTCGTAGTTCGTAACCTAGAGTCTCGTCCGTAGATGCCGGAGACTTCATCAGGCGGTTGACTTCCTTTTCCATCAATCGGTACTGATTCTGCAATGACTTGATGGAGTATTTAGCGAACTGTTCAGGCATGTCCTCTTTGTACGGGGTCTGCTGCCAATCAGTGAAAACACCTTGATACACCGTCTTTGCAGGAGTATCCTTGCCAATCTGCGTAGCCCTTGGAACATTCCCTGCGCTTCGTTCTTCGATTCCAAGAGCGCGAGTGACAGCGGGACGATCCATAATTTCATTCAGTGCACGGTCGCCAGAAACTTCGCCTTGCGGGTATAGTTTCTGTGCTGTAGCTGTTCTTGCTGCTTTAACTTTCGCTAGTGCTATATCATCAGCAGACATACCAATCAGCGGATCAACCGGAGCATTCCTTCCGCCAGATAGCGTTCCCATCATTTCACGGGAAGCCCCTTGCTGTGCAGCAGCAATCGTGTTCAGATTCTCGCCTCCTGGCATCTTGGAAATTTCGCTCTCAAGCGCAGCAACCCTTGCTCCGACAGGAGCCTTTACTTGCTGTCCAATGCGGGCCTGACCAAGAGTTTGTGCAGTAGTCAGTGGTTGTCCTAGCTCAGAAATATCAACCCCCTTGGTACTGAGTATCTTCAGCACAGCGTCTTTTTCTGCTGGCTGAAGTTGATCGAGAACCATTTTTTGCCCGATGGAAGCGCGGCCTCCTTTGGATAGCGTTGCCCAAAGCGAATTTCCAACGTTCCTTGCTGCACCAGACATATTCGATACAACTTTTGCCAGCGCAGGGCTTCCGAGAGCAGCAGTAATACCTGCGCCGAACAATCCACCTTCCGCTGCATCGCCGCCTTGGGCCGCAGACAAACCGGCCCCCGTCGCGCCACCGGCTGCAATGTTCTTCAGGTACGTTGACGTTGCTTCAGCGACTTTCGGGATTGCCGGTGCGCGTGATGCGGCGGCAAAAGCACCTGAACCAACGGCTTGTGCAATTGGGTCAAGCAACCCGCCAACAAGGTACGCTCCGCTGCCTTTGTCTGCGGTATCCTGTGCAATACTCGCTTCACTTCGCATCCACGGAGCATCAAACATCTTTGAAGGAATGTCGAGAATCTTCCCTCCGAGCGCCCCGGCTCCAGCAACCACGTCGCCAAGGATATTTCTAGCTGTACCACGTTCAGCCCGAATCATGGATTTGGTAGCACGTTGCTTTTGCTCTGCGATTTGTTCCGGCAATAAAGTCGGCTTTGACGGTACGGCGACTTCAGAGCGTAGCCGGCGAACTTCCTCAGCAAGCACACCGGCTGCTTCCGTGTCTCCGGCAGCATCAGCCTTCAGGAAGGCCGCTTCGACTTGAGCAAGATCAGCCATTATTTGTACTTCTCCAAAGCGGCATCAACAGCAGAACCAGTAGGCTTCCCGCCACTAATAGGCGCACCACCTTCTTGAGCAGCAGACTGGTCGACGGCCTTCTTCCAGTTGCCGTAGTGCATTTTCACTTGATTTAGGCCATTGCGGAGTTTTGCTTGGCTCTGACCTTTCTTCAGCGATGCAATTGTTGCCTGAAGCATTTCAAGTTCGCGCACAGCTACCTGACCCAACGCGCCGCCAGTAGGCGAAGCCTGCCGCATCGCTTGCAATTCATTGAATCCGAGATTTGCTTTGATGGTATCCAAAGTCGCATCCAGATCGTAAGCTCCAGTTCCAGGAATCATCCCAAGAACTTCACCAGTCAGTCCGGTAGAGAAGAATCCAGTCTCTTTCAGCGCCTCGTCAACCTTCTGAGTTACGAGCTTCGCTTTCATCTCGGTTGTATCAGAGATAGCCTTGTTTTTGGCCGTCATGTCTTTCGGCCCACCTGGAATTGGCTCCAAATTACCATCAGCGGTGTAACGGTATCCGGCAGGCGGCTTACCAAGGCCACTAGCGCCCTGTTGTTTTGATTGAGCAAGCGCAAGCATTGCCTGTCGGTTCTCAATCATTGCATTACGGTACTGGCTCAAATCTTCGCCACGTTGTTTTGCAATGGCTGCTTGGCTTTCTATCTCTTTTTCGCGCAATCTCAAGCGTTCCATTGCCTCTGTTTTCTTCAGATCAAACGCCTCAGTCTCTTGGAACTCCTGCTTTCTCTCGCCAAGAGCTTGTTTGCGAGAAGCCATAAGCATCTCTTGCTCCTTTGCCTCCTGTTGCTTTGCCAACATAATCAACTTCATCGCCGTCTGCTGATCGCCAGCTTGTGCGAATTGTGCCGCCTTCGCTTTCAGTCCAGCCGAAGTCGTCAGGTCGCCGCCCGTCGACATTACGCTC